TCAATTTCGCCTGCAACTAAGTCCTTATAGATAGGAAAGCGAAATGGTTTGATGTCGTAATACTCTTTTTGGCCGAAAAAGATTTTTGAATACTTGCTCATGAAACGATGTAAAAAGAAGTATCTGCAGCCACCATCTCATCGAGTTGGTCAGCAGCATTTTCAGGGATTTCTACAGTCAAACTAACACCTTCTTCAGATATAAGTTCCATTGGAGAAGATGACGAAGGGGCGATATAAACCGCCCCAACTTCAAGTAACTCTCCCTTGGATCTGCAATTAATGAAGTAGGACTGCTTATCCACAGAGGTAAGCAGTTCAGCTTGCATCAGAGAGTTGCGTAGATGTCGATCTTGGATGCACCATTGCTAAACTCACCAACATAAATTTGGCCGCGTGATTGGAAGGTCCAGGAATATTCAATAATTCCATCGGATGCTGCACTCTCGGAAACACCAGTGATGCAGGCGTTAAATGCGCGAGCATTATATTTGTGGTCAGATCCCTCCTTACCTAAATAGGTCAATACCTCAACAAACAATTCACGATCAGGGTCGTTCTCAGCCTTCATGATCATGACCAGTGCGTCATCGATAGCGTTACTCGCTACACCAGTACCAGTCAATTCCTGAATAAAAAACGCGGTACAAGCCAGCTCACCAGCCATTGTGACGCCGACGCTGTCACGGAAACCATCATCTCCCATCAGGAAGAATTCCTGGGATGTAGGCGAAGGGGTGTACTCCGCTGAGGTCAGGCCCTTGATAAATTTAGTGCTGCTGTAATTACTAGTGGGAACTGTAATTGTATCGTTGGGGTCGCCAGTAGCGGAGAAGCTTGCGGGCACTGCGCGGGCATTACCTGTTTCTGAAATTCGGACAATACGATCACGCCCTTTTAGAAAAGCGGATCCTGGGAGTTGAGCCATTAGCTTATCTCTGTGTGGATTGAGTAGTCGGGGATAGTAATTTTCAAACTTTCAAAAGATATGTCTGTCTGCGGGGTATAAACCGCTGTATCCATATCAGGGAAGGCCTGAAAAAGAAGCAACCTAAGATTCTCTAATGTTACGGAAGTGTCGTAGCTTGTTAAAGTTACGGTCCAAAATAAATTTAGAAACACCGCCTGAGACATCGTTGGTACATTCCTGGCTTCTGGTACTTGATCAAGCACACATTCGATGCCTGTAATTGTCCAGTCCTTGGGAACTTGCTGTGAACCCCGAACCCAAAGGGCGGGGGATGTAGAACTATCTGGGAGATTATATTGACCCAAAAAAGTTCCTATAACTGAGTCTATAACAGAGCGTACTTGAGATACACTAGCCATCTAACTCTCTCCTCAGTATATCCGCAAAGTATCCCAAGGGCTTAACCTCTTCTTCTGCAGTTTTCGTCCATGGTCGGGCTTTATAAGTCCCACCACCTTTTAATCTTGCCCCGTTATGTACAACAGCAGAGTAATCAACATTCCAAATCCATTCAATACTGTATCTACCAGTTTGCTGACGGGTTTGGCTGCTCCTTAATTTACCGAGATCTACAATATCTCGGGGAGCTGTAACGGTTTTACCATTTTTTCTTTTAGTTTCATTAGGCCAATCCCACTTTTTAGAATTAATCTCTTTGGTGAATTGACTATCTAGTTGGTTGGCACTCTGAACCAGCGCGTTTTTAACCGCACTGTCAAACTTACGAAGTAGCTGATCAGGTTGTAATCCGCTTTTCATAGTTAACCTGCTGCGCCAGTTTGCTTGAACTCACCACTAAAACTCTGAAATTGGGTCGCCCTGGCGTAGGGCAACACGTTCGTTCCCAAGTCAAGGATTCGGATTTTGCCTGTTGCACCATTCACGGTTGCAGCGGCTTCCGCGCCAACTTTGATTTTGGCGCTAAATGTTGCAGGCGCTAGCAGCTTCCCTGAACAGAGGGTAACCACTTCGTTAATGCCCTCCTTGTTCTGTTGAGCTGCAGCAGTGAGCTGAACATTACAGAGATAAGTCTCCTCTAAGTTATTTTGTACTCGGTTACCGGTTGTTGGATCGTTTGCGAATGATCCATAAACCTGGAACACCAGGGACGCATTATCAAAAGGAGAATAAGCACCCATCAGAAACAGAAACCTGTCAGTTCGACAAGCCCCTCACGCAAAAATAGGTATGTGGCCCCATACGTTGTATCGGCCAATGTGTATCCAGCGGCACCTTGATATTTAATCGTTCGGACAGACGACGAAACTCCAATCTGTTGGCCGATGGATTGTGTGCGGCTGGCCAGTAAGTGAGCAGCCATATAATTGACTGCATCGTCATACTGGACACCCCACACATCCTCGTTGTTTTGGCGTTCTGCCTCGCTAATCGTTGCAGTCACGACAGCACTTTCGATATTTGTAAACTCGGGAAACCGAGCCAAAAAACTAGTGCTGGTGACTGCCATCAACCTTCTCCTTCAGTGATTGCTTTGATCCGTTTTTGAATCGCATTCTTGATACGGACACGGTTCTCAGCGAAGTCAAACTCCTTGAGCATGTCAATATCAAACGTTGCATTGATTGCTCCCAATGCTTCTTTGACTGGCAAAGCAGTCAGTCCACCTTGGGGGGCAGGGGCTGCAGTAACAACCTCAACGTCGTCTGCAACAGTTAAAGCGCCGATCTGCATCAGTTCAGCGACCAAGGGCATGGTTTTCACCTTTGCCCAAGTATCGGCGTCAACATCGCGGTTGACGCCTGACTTGAACTGTACATACTCGGATTGGCCTGAGCGTTCCCCGATGAAACTGAAGCCTAGAGTGACCTCTTTGTCGCGGGGTGGATTCTCAAGTTGAGGGGAGTAGGTAACAATCATGTTCTGAAGAAATCAATTCAGCTTATCAAGCTTTTTCGACGTAGAGCACACTCTTGGGGTAGTAGATCGCGGTGCCACCGACACGCATGTGTCCGGCCACGGAATACTCAAGACCCTTACGCTCAGGTGGAAGCAGTTCCAAAGTGCGTGGGATGTGCAGTTGCAGCTTCTCAGGGCTGCGGTCATAGCAGATCAGACGATCTTTGCTCAATACTGAGTTACTAGCAGAGAGTTCGTTGATAGGTTCGATCGAACGAATAAAGGGGTTCGTCTTCAAAAAGAAGCTAAGAACTGTCTCGTCAGAGGCGGATGATCTAGCCGTCGTTGAGATGATGCGATAACTATTGTAATCCAGGAGAATTGTATTGGGAGTCTCCTTCATTCGGGAGCCCTGGACAATGCGAGTAGGAGCCTCATTGAGGATCTCCAACATCTCATCAGTGGTGGCGTTATCAAACCACTTGTTAGGAACAACCTTATCGATTTGATCGCTGTTCAGGAAACCCTTCATTCCAGAAGGTGCATTACCAAACAGTGCAATCTCGTTAACGGCTTCCTCAGAAGCGCGGCGCAATGCATTAGCGCGACGAGCCTCAAGGTTCATGCCAGGAACTGCAGCAGCAGCCCGGACTTCACTAACGGTGTATGCAAAAGAACCGCCCAGCGAACGCACAGGCAGCGTTACTTCCTTACGCAGGATGTCAGCGCGGGGCAAATCAGACGCTTTGTCTTGGATGACTTGCATCTTGCCTTGAGCATCAAACACGCGGTACGTGTAGCTCTCACTAGATTCCGCGACTTCTCCGGTGGCAACCGGAATGATTTGCGCGTACTTCAGGTCGCTGTATTGGACTTCGAGCACTTTGCTCAAAATCGTCTCTAGCTCGCGACTTAGGAAAAGACCTACGTCGTCGTTTCGGACTTGGTTAGACATTAGTTAAATCTCCTATCAGCTATCAGCGGAAACAGTTAGTCCTGGGAGATCGATCTCAAGAAGAGCGATTCCACCAGCAGCGCAGGAACTCAACCAGCGAGCACCAGCAGTGACCTCGAAAGTCTTGTTAGCTTCGGCAGTCTTGCCAAAACGTCCGATATAGCCGCCGTTAGAGGAAACAGAAGCAGAGTTGGTGTGGAAAACACGGACTGCATCGCCAACAGCGATTGCATGTGCCGAGTACACATAAAGAACGCCTTTCGAGAGCACGTTCATCGTTGCTGCAGCTTTGTAGCCAACGCGGCCATCTGCAGTCTTTGCGTCTGAATCGATTGCAAAGGTATTGCTATCAATAGCAACGCCGACGATGTCAGTAGCGGAAGCACCAGCAAGCAATTTGCCGGATGCATCGGTGGTGCCTGATCCGTTGCGGAGCAGAGCGTGACCGAAAGGAATTACAGCGCCGGTCTCGTTCTGGTAGGAACGTGAGACATAAGCCTGTAGATCACCAAGCATGCCTTCGTGGCCCTTGGTTTGAGTCAGGGGGTATGAACCCTGGGCACCCTCTGGGGAGGATACGAGCGATTCGGTGTAGGTAACAGCCATTTAATTTTCTCCTATTGAGCGGTGGCCGACAGATCTGATTTCCAACCGTTTACAAGACGATCGCGGTAGGAATCTTGGGCGTCGAACTTCTCAGAGGCTTGCACCTGTGCAATAGCTGCACGGACTTCAGCGACATTCGAGCCGTCTTCTTCGGGGACAAATTCAGAGTCAGTTTTGACTTCTTCTGCGTCCTCATCGATGTCCTCCATTGCGGCAAGCACGCCGTCCAATACACCCAGCAGATAATCTGCGGATGCATCTTCGCGAGCTTCCTTTTCGAAGACGTTCTGATATGCAAGCTGCATAATTGCAGCCTCATCTTGTCCGTCGAATTTAAAATCAACGGGCAAAATTGGAGCAAACTTGTTCAGAGCTGCGATGCGAGCATTGACGGCAGAGTTGATCTCTGCAGCGTCGTCGCGCTGTTCAGTAGCTGCAACGGCCTCGGCCAATTGCTGCTCCAGCTCGGTGATACGTCCAGTAGCAGCGTCAGCACGCTCCTGGAGTTCGGATTTTTCGGAATTTACAGTTTGGATGTCTGAATCTTGCGCGTCCAGCTTTTGCTGAAGTTCCGCCTGAGTGCGCCCGGCCTCCTTAACGAAGGATTGGACGATCCCGGCTGACTCTGCGGGTAGTTCAATATCCAAACCGTCGAGGGTGATTCTTGCCATGTCAATAGCGGGCGAATTCGACGGGGGTTCGACATCAGCAACCGCATCATTGCGATCACAAGAGTCGAGTAGTAGACGGACCTGAGATCCTGCACGGCCCTTCGGAACAATCGCGATATGGTTGACGCGAATGTTGCGTTGGACGCCGTCATAGGACTGTCCATCTGGGGTTACACCAGGCATGTTGTCGTAATCAACTCTGTAACCAGCGCTGACTTCTTGTGCATCCCCTCTTTGAATTGCATCGATTGCATCTTGATCAGTGACGATCAATGAAACCTCTACAAATCCATCGGAGAAGCGAACATGCGATCCCGCATGCCCTACCTGATGTAGCTTCGTGGTCTTCGCGTCCAGCAGCACCTTTGGATGATTAAGGGTGACTGCCTTCATTCCGAAGGAAGCTAGGGAATCTGGATTTGATACTTCTTCTTCAGGGCGATATTCCACAACTTGTGTGCCATCGCCTCGGGTATAACGCTGTGTGCCCACGCGGGCAGCTTTACACCAGACCTTCAAATAACCTTCGTCCGTCATTTCGGACTTGGTCACTTGACCGTAATCAAACCGAGAAACTTGTCCCATACTTTGATACTAACGAATTATATGTGTTAATTACTTAGCTCTAGTTGAGAGGTCATTTAATTCGATATGGTTCAAACTTAAAAGCACGCTTTGCGATCTTTCGTTTTCGTAGTTGATCAGGTATCCACGAAATCAATGTTCTGCCTTCGACAGCGTCAAGTGGCACCAGCCAAATCATCTCGTATTCCAGATTGACAATGCCGAAATAGTCGATCTCCCCTGGCCTGTACAGGCGTCTGTTTCCACCTCCACCACCTGTCTGTAGCTGTACATGATAAGCATGCGGGGCCTGAGACATTGTCTTCACGTTGACCTTGACCAGCTTCCCCTGCCACTCAATAACGAAGTCCGTCTTCCATATGTCATATACGGGAGCGGAGATGAAACAGCCTTGCGCCAGAAAGTGCTGCATAAATGCAGTCTCGCCTAGAGCACCCGTCAGTGAGGCTGTAGCCGCTGGCAACCCAGAAGTTCAGTTAGTCCTGTGTAACGCAGAAACTTAGTAGCTGTTTTGTTTTTTATAGCCGTCCATGATCTTGGCCAGGCGATCACGAACTTTTTTGCTCTTTTCTGAGCCGTTTTTCATCATATTTCCCAGCTTGTATGCGTCACTTTGGGTTTTACTACTTGTCACGATGGCCTTGCCTT